CCGACTGATTCGCCACCAGTGCCACACCGGAGCGATTGACCCAGCCAGTTTCGACCGCTGCGCCATTTGCCACCGCGCCGGTGGCCGTGACCATCTTCTTCTCGAAACCGGTGAAGGCAGGGCCAGCGCCAGCGTCACGCGAACCGCCCTGGCCGGCGCCAAGGATGCCAAAACCTGCAGTGTAGGGCGTGGTGACAGGCTCACCATTCGGCAGGCCTCCGGCAATCACCGTGCGGCCACCGCCGATCGCGACAAGCGTAGAGTCGGCGGCGGCGGTACCGGCCGGCGTGGTAACGCCGATGGTTTCGTCGTCGTCAAAGCCTGCCTGACGAATCGATTGCGCGTTGGTAAGGCCGGCCAGTTGTCCGACAACGGGCGGCGAACCGTAACCGATGCCGGTACTCAGGGCGCCAGTCGAGGCGTTGCCGGCGGCGTCCTTGTCGAGGGGCGAACCCTTCGGGCCAGAGAACGAAGAAAAAAGAACCATGTTACCGGCGGCTGGATTGCCGGTGTTGTTTGCTGCTGCGGTAGAGCCAGGAAGTGCTGCAGGCATGATATTGCTCCTCAGAATTGCAGAAGGGGGCCTTGTGGCCCCCCGCTTGCTGTTACAGGCTGGACAGACGGCCTTGGAACTGAGCGCCAGAGCAGGTCAGGTTACCCGCCCATGCCAAGATCTGGACTTCCGCATCCTGGTTGATCGCGTAACGCTTGCCAGGAGACAGAGGCACCATGTCACGCGCCGAGTGCGGGCGCAGGAACAGGTACTTCGTGTTGAGGAAGAACATGGTCTTGCTCGGGCAGAAGCCACCGATACCACCGTCCAGAACCACGTCGGCGTTCATGAACTTCAGCGTCGGGAAACCAAGGTTACCCACGGTCGGCTCGGTGAAGCGTTGTTGCGCCTGCAGGGAGGCGACGTACAGGCCCCACATGAAGTTGTCCATGACGATCAGGTCAGGGGCGTCGTTACCGCGCACCAGAGAGGCCCACATGGCGTTCATGGCGCCTTGGATGGTCGCAGAGGTCAGCGCGGTTCCAGGCTGGGAATACTTCGACTGCCAGAAGGCCCACGTCGCACGGTCGATGCCGCCATAGACACCCGTGGTCGGGGCGCTCGGGACGGCGGCGTCCAGGCCGGTGACTTCCTTGCCGCCGGTGCCGGTACCGTTGGAGTAGACACCACCGGACAGCAGGTTCGCCATCGTCGATTCGGCGACGTTGATGCGGGACTCGAGCAGGTCGATCATCTGTTCGCGGCCGGCGTTCTGCAGGCCTTCCAGACCGGACATCGTGACCGGACAGGCCAACTGCTTGATGGTGAACTCGGCAGCGGAGATCACGTCCGAAGCGGCAACCGGCAACAGGTCGTAACCCGAATACCATCCGCCGTTCGCGTTCTGCGCGTAGGAAAGTTCCTGATAAATGACGTTACCACCGGAGAACGGCTTGCGATTGCCGCGTTGTTCCAGGCGGGTCGTAAGGGCGTTGTTCTTGGTGACGTTGTCCGCAATCTTGCGGGTGCGGGATTGGATCGTGGTCGCGACGATGTCGCTTACATTTGGAAAAGACATTTGAGGCTCCTAAGAAAATGGGCAGTTCAGAAAAAAGGTTCTCTTTCCGACCTCAGACATGGGCATCCGGTGTTCCTTCAGGATGGCACTTGCCTTGTGACTGCGGTCTTTACTTCGGAGTCCTCAGATGGCCGTTTCCGGTTCGATCAGACCCTGCTACTACTTTCGATCGCCGCTTCAATGGCCTCACGAATTGACGATGGTTCTGCCTGATTCGGGTTGCCTACCGGCGCCGCGCCTCTCACGCTGACTGCTGCGTTCTTTGAACGCTGGGCCGCTTGCGTAAGCGTTTGTGCCGATTGTTGCGACTGCCTGCCTACGATAATCTTTTTGATCTCGGGATGCAACATGCAGCAGGCTTGATAGGCCTCCTCGAGGCTCATGTCCTGCCCGTGGCGCTCGGCGACTTCCATCATGTCCGCCATTTGCTTACGCACGTCGCCATAGAACTCATGCGACTGGGCGAACTGCTGCAACTCGTTGCCGACCTCCTGATAAACCTGCTGGCGTTGCTGTTCGCGTTGCTGCTCTGCCGCCTGCATGTAGGGCGCCAGTTGCTGCTGCACGGCCTGCTGGATCATCCGCGGATCGAACCCTTGGCCCTGTGGCTCCTGGGGCGCCACGCCGGCAATGGCCTGATCCAGGGCGTAGATGTCGACCCCGTAGGTCTGCACCATCTTGGCAATCATGCCGGCCTTCTCGGTGACCGTCCCCATGCGTAGCGTGGTGGCCACCTGCATCAGGTTGGTGACCGCGGTCAGGGGATCAACCCCTTCGGCCTGAATCACCGGCAGATAGGGCGTGACGGCAGCGGAAAACGCGTTGGCGATGTTCCGCGCAGAGGAGGACTCGCGCATCGCGGCCTGCATCTCGTTCTCGCGGCGGACAATTTCCTGACGCACAGGCTCAGGGAGTGCGCCCCAATGCTCACGGGCCGCTGGGCGCAGCGCCGCCTGAACGATCCCAGGCAGTTCCTGATTGGCAAGGGAAGGGTCTGGTGCCTGGGCGCCTTCGGGAAGTTTGCCCTTGCCGTCTTCCTGAAGTTTCGCAGTGAAGCGGCCCAACTTGTCGCGGTTCTCCCGTGACTCGGTGATGTCGGGCGTCTCTTCGACTACCGGCGGCTCCTCGGGCGTCTCTACGGGTGCCGTCTCGGCATCGATCGCCGCGTCCAGTGTGCTACGCAGGTCATCATCCTGAACCAGATCTTCTTCCATTCCATTCTCCTTTTTAGGTGATACAATAATGTTTCACAACACAAAGCCACAGGAACCCAAAATGTCCCGCGTTACCTTCCTTCTTGATCCGGCAGGGCATATACACCCGCCGCCGGCAGACCCGTATAACCCTTCTCTGCCACCCGCTCCAGAAGGCCCCGCAAACCCTGCTGGGCAATCGTGGAACGCAAACTCTGGATGTCCTCCCTCGCCTGAACTCCGTGCCGCGATGCTGCAGCGGAATCTGCGGCATTCAAGCCTCTCGATAACTGCTGCGGCTCTCCCGTCAGATCAAGTCGCCTTGTCAGATCAGGATCTCGCAGCAACTTCGGAATGATGTGTTCGCGGGTGATGTCGCCCTGACCTGGGCGGCTCCAGTCGAACTCGGTGTAGTCGGAGACGGGGTCGCCCTGGTACCCTTCGGCCTTCGGGATGCCGGCGCGTTTCGCAGCGCGGTGAGCGTCCCTGAAGACATCCCTGCCGCCGAAGTTGATCACGTTCAGGCCTTCGCCGGTGGGGATCGCCGTGCTGCCACGTTTGTCGAGTTCGGCGATCATCTGCTCGATCTGCTGCTGGTTCTGCCCGCCCATGTTCAGGCGCAGGCCGGCCCCGCTGGCGCCTTCCTTCACACCTGAGTACCCGCGGGCATTCTGGCCAAGCAGCACGTTGCGTAGCGTCCCGTAGGTATCGACGGCCTCTTCCGCCTCGGGCGAGTAGGGGATCGAGTAGGCGTTCAGCGGATTGCGCTCGGTGACCCCTCCTGGCGGTGTATATACACCAGTCGTCATCTTGCTTTCGCCCTGCAATCCCAGTTTGGGATAGGCCTTGTTGCTGTTCTCGAGCCACGCCATCAACTTGTTCTGGTACTCCTCGTTGTTCTCGAGGCCCTGCATGTGACCGGTGCGGCTTCCCGCCCTGACCTCGGTCGTGTCGGTCAGCATCGGTTTGGCCTCGCTCGGGGCCGGCGCCGCGGTTCCCTTCGTATGCTTGGCCACGGGAACGCGATCGAAATAGACCACGGCGTTCGATCCCTCGTATCCCTTGTATCCGGCCTTCTTCAGCAGGCGCTCGTAGTCGGTGGCATCGCCCTTGGCCTCTTTCATCAGGCCCAGCGGGTCGCCCTTCGGGTAGACGTTCTTCAGGTCGCCCTTGTATTGGTGCGCCCCCAGTCCGCCCTCCTTGGATACCTCGTCGGTGTAAAAGTACGTCCGCGGACGCACGTCGCCGGCACCCTCCAGGCGGGAAGCCTCGGCGCCCTTGATGCCCCTGCCGTACATCGCTGGGTTCGTCTCCATCAGGTTCGCCTCGGGACTCCAGTGAAAGCCTGGGATGTTCTGGGCGTGGGGCAGCGACCCCTCGGTTCTCGAGGCGCCCTTGCCACCACGCAGCAGGAGGGTCATGGCCCCCTTGCGGATTGCTTCTGCGGTACCCATGTCAGGCTCCTACATCAACGGCATTTCGCCGCGCAGCATCTTCCTCAATACCTGCTGCGGCGTCTCGTTTCTCTTCGCCGCGGTTTCGGCAATGCGATCCTCAACAGCCTGCATGAAGGTGCGCGGCTGGGTACGCAGGCCGGCCTCGGTGCCGCTGCCATACCATGCCGTGGCCTGCCCTTCGGCTGGGCGCATGCCATGCTTCTTCGCGAGTCCGGTGTATAGGTCTTCAAAGCCACCATATTCCGACCCCTGCGGCGCCGCCTCCCAGAATCCTGGGCGTTTCAGCGCCTCCTCAACGGTCAATTCGCCCCTGTCGTACATCTCACGCGGGCGCGTGATCGTTACCTCGCCGGTCTTCTCGTTCTTCTCGCGGATTTCGCGGGCCAGCCAGCGCGGGTCTTTGGTGGCCATCGTCGGGCCACGCATCGCCATCACGTCGACGGTCACGGGATCAAGGTTGCCGCCAAGGTTCTCATTGAACCGGCCGAGTTTCTTGGTGGTGTCCATGCCCTCGCCGGCCGCGATCCTCTTGGCGTTCTCGATGATCTGCTTCTGGGCCAGCGAACCGTACCCTGGCGGCAACTTGTACTCCGGCGAGTCTGGCAGCAGCAGGCCATTCTTGTCCGCTACCCATGTAGCCGAGCCACGCTTGATCTGCCCAGGCACCGGACTGCGCTGGCTGGCGTTCGACAGGTGTTGCATCATCCGGCCGAACTCTTCCTTGCTCAGGCCTTCCTGCATCGCCGCCTCGTACAGGGGCGCAGTGCCGTACCACTCCTGCATTCCCATGTGCTGGCCGCGCAGCATGTTGCGCTCGATCGCCTTCTTCGCCGCCTTGTTGTCCAGCAGGTCGGCCATCCTGGCGTTGTACTTGCCGCCCCTTGGCTCCATCCGCGGCGGCAGGAATTGCTCGGTTTCGATGTAGGGCGAGTCGGTCTTGGGCAGGAACCGCAGCGGCTCCGTCTCCCTGATGATGATGCCGGCAGACTTATCCCCAGCCTTCCGCGCCGCCCGCATGTCGGCAATGGCCGCATCGGCGTCCTGGGTCACCCCGCGCAACGAGGTCAGGCTCGGCAGGCCCTTGATCTCCTTCTTATCGCCGGCCAGCGAAGCAACGTACTTGCCGATCCGCTTCGCGGCGTCGGTGCGGGGCGAGGCCTCGGCCTCTCCGGAGTAGCCAGCGCCAGCCAGGGCGGCGCCGCCAGTCTTCACCGCCTTGCCGAACGGGCCGGCCACGGCCATCAGGCCCAGGTCGACGGCGTCCTGGGGAACAACCGATTCGACCGCGGTCTTCAGGGTCGCGGGGTTGCCCTCGAGTTTCGTCGGCTTCCGGTACGGTGCGCCACCGGAGTACATCACGCTTTCGCGGTCTTCGTCCGGTACCGCGATCTGCTCGTTGCCGACGTCCTTCCAGAACTTCGGCGCCTCGTCCTGAATCACGCCCCAACCCTTACGGAGGCCCTCCAGAACATTGAATTTATCCATCGCGCCCATTACCGCCTCCGGTTTTCCAGTTGATGAATGGCCCGCCCGACGTCCTCACGGGTAACCGCACCACCAATGCCGTGCAGGCGGTAGGCGTCCCGCGCCTTCTCGGCGTTGGCCCATTGATCCTTGAAGTCGTCAATCGTCGTCAGGCCCCGCGACTGCATGTAGGCGCGGTGTTTCGACCTGCTGCTGATGTCGGTACCATCCGGCGCCTTCAGGCCCTCGTATGAGCGATCCGACCACAGAATGCTGTCAGTCGCCTGCCTTTCGGGCGAATTGTCGCGAGTCTTTTCGACCAGACCAACCCCAGGGATTTGCACCCATGAACGCCGGCCGGCCATGTCAGGCCCCCTGCTGACCCATCGCCGCGCCAATCTGGCCGCGCAGGTCTTCTGGCATCGCCTGATGCTCGGCAGCAGACTCTGCCGCCAGTTCAATGATCAGTTCCGCCCCGCAGTTCGGGCAGGTCACCGTGTCATGCCCCGCTGGGCCTTCGTTGTCGCCGGCCATCATGCCGCCTTGACCGCCAGCCATTTCAGCCATCATTTCCTGTTCGCCTGCCATGATATTTACTCCCAAAGATGCTTCGTTGTGCCACCGCAGGGTTCCACGGCAGGGCATGTGACGCAGTCGGGCATGCCAATCGCCCCCTGCCGGTATTGCTTCGGCAGTCTGTCGCCAAGGTACTCCTCCACGTCCGCATCTGTCCATGACCAGAGCGGAAAAGTGTATAGAACGCCATCGACCACGTCGCCAGGGAATACCCCATGAACGTGCGGGTCGCAGGCCTTGGTGCCTCTTATGACCTGCCGAAACCCGCCGAACTTCACGAAGTCGGCCATCGGCAAGTACATGTTCTCCGAGCAGCACCCCAGCCATGTGACCGGCGTCGGGTTGCCGACCACCTTGCGGTGGCCCTTGCTGTCCGTCTGTATCCGGAAGAAGTTCTCCATGCCCCCGAAGGTGTCCATCAGCCACTCTTCGGCCCGCGGCGGCGCGTCTCCGGTATCCACCCAGACGATGGTCAGCATCGGCCAGAAAGCCTCGAGGAACAGGGCCAGCGCCATGCTGTCCTTGCCCCCAGAGACTTGTAGTACGGTCTTCATCCGAAGATCTTCCATAGGGCAAGGCCGATCAGCAGGCCGACCAACATGGCGGACAGAGCAACTGCCGCAATCAGGCGCAGCGTCTGCCGGCCAACCTCGTAGGCGACACCCTCAATCATTGCATCACCGGCGGCATGTCGGGTGCGCCACCAATATCAAGCGGCGACGGCACCAACGGCGCGGCGCCAATCATGTCCTTGGTGGCCTGATTCTCGAGATGCTTGCCCTCGGTCTTGGCTAGGTTCTCGACGGCCTGTGTCTTGTTGCGACCGGCCTCGGCCATGTTCCGCACCGCCTGGGACTCGTTCTTCTTCGTCTCGGAATTGACCTTGCCGATCTGCGCCTGCTCCATCGGGTTCGGCGGCGATTGCGGTTGCGGTTGCTGCGCGGCCTGAATCGCCTCGTCCAGCATCGTCTCGATCTCCTTGGAGACGCGGAAGCCACCCAGGCCCCACTTCATGATGTTCAGGACGATCGGCGCCGACGACGGTTGCGCCTGAATCAACGGAGTGACCGACTGCACGAACGAACCAACGGCCTGCATGAACTGGGTACGCGCATCGCGCTCCTGCGCCCAGTCGATCATCGCCATCGTTTCCGACTCGATCGTGATCCGGTACCGCTTGCCGTCGTCCTGCTGCTTCAGGAAGGCCACCGCCTGCTCTGCAAGTTTCGCGTCGGGCGACCGCATGATATTCGAGCGTTCGATGATGGTCTCAGGCTGGAAATGCTTGGCAATAATCTGGGCGCGGATACGCTGGCCCGCGGCCACCCACTGGCCGATCTCCATCTGCTTGTACTGCAGGCGCGACCCGCCGAACTGCGCCTTCAGTTGCTGGGCGCCCAGCGTCTCGTCTGGGTTGGTCATGCCGCGCATGATGTCGCCGATGCCCAGAACCTCGTACAGTGCCGCCTTCAGTGACTCGCGCTGCGCCGTCAGTTGCCCGATAACGGTGGAGATTTGATCCACAGGCACGAAGTCCATCTGGCCCTTCAGTCCGCCCTTTTCAGCGAACGCGGCCCAGTTATCCACAGGGATCATCTGGTTCTCGAGGCCCTCTTGGAAGACCCGCCCGATGCCGGTGGAGTTCTTGTCATAGACCCCGACCACCTTGCAGGCCTTGGTCAGGTAGGTGATCCGCGTGGTCAGTTCGTCGATCTGCTCGTACTGATCCTGCGCCATGACGTAGTCGGCCCGCGGCAGCAGGTTGCTGGTCGTCAGGTTCGACATCAGGGCCGGCGGGCAGGGGAAGAAGCCTTCCACCCCCAGCGGGTCTTCCTTGGTGTCCAGAATGACGTCGTATCCCTTGGCATGCCAATAGACCTTCTTCGTGATCTTGTCCCAAATCTCGAAGACCTGCGCCTTCTCCCACGGGTCGTTCTGCGGTTGGTTCGGGTCGCCGGCCTTCTTGTTGGCCTTGGCGATCGTCACGGCCCTGCCGATCTTGTCGCCGAACCGCTGAATCAGTTGGGCGCGGTTCATGTACACCCGCTTCCCGACCCAGCGAACCTCTTCCCACGTCCTGGCCGGCGAGAAGAAGAAGTCCTCCCAGAAGACATACTCGCTCGGGGCGTCCTCTTTATCCACAACCTCGTAGGTCTGCTCGGGGACAACGATGTCGCCATCAAGGCCCAGCACCGGCGCCGTCTTGCCTTCCTTGACCGTGGCCTCGTAGGAGTACCACATCTGCCCCATGCCGACGATCAGGTAGTCGCCAATGGCCTGCTTGGCGGCAACGTCGAAGTCCGAGTTGTCCATCTCCATCGGGTGGTTAAGCATGCGCTCGAGGATGTTGCCGGCCACGCGGGAGATGTCGTCCTCGGCGTCCTTGAACGAATTGGAGACGTCGACCTTCGGGGGTTTGGCGTAGAGCGCCGCCTTCAGCACCTGAATGTTCGACCAGAACAGGTTGGTCTTGCTGACGTTGCCGACACCGGCGTCGTCGGTGCCACGCTTGTCCAGGTACTTGTTGATCACCTTGCGGGACTGGGTGTGCCACGGCTTCAACTCTTTCGCGGCGGCAGTGATCTCGCGCTCCCACTTTTGCGCCAACTCGGTCGGCGACTCTGCCTTCTCGGTACTTGGTTCGTCGGTGTTCGGGTTCATGTCAGATGCGTCCTTTGT